CTCTTGTTCCTGTTGATACTACAGTAGATCCAATGACGGGTGTAATTTTAGACATTCAATCAATTCGTGTTGGTGAAATTATAGCATGGTATCCAAGACATGTTCGAGTTAGTGTATACAATGAAGCAATTGGACAACGGCAAGAAATTTTGCTAGAGAAACGTTTTGTTGCAATTGTTGAGAATCCATTATATTCAGTTATGAATGAGCCTAACTCAACTCTTCAACGACTTATTAGAAAATTAAATCTTCTTGATGTTGTTGATGAACAATCGGCTTCTGGTAAACTCGACATAATTATTCAACTACCTTATGTGATCAAATCTGAAGCAAGACGTGCTCAAGCAGAACAACGGCGACAAGATATTGAATTCCAACTTAAAGGAAGTCAGTACGGAATTGCCTATTCAGATGCTACTGAGAAGATTACTCAACTTAATCGACCTGCTGAAAACAATCTTATGACTCAGGTCACTTATCTTATTAATTTGTTGTACACACAACTTGGACTTACAGAAGATGTCATGAATGGTACAGCAGATGAAAAGACAATGCTCAACTATGAAAATAGAACAGTTGTGCCTCTTGTTGATGCTGTTCTTGAAGCCATGCAGAGAACTTTTATTGGGCGACGAAGAATGACGGAAGATTTTGAGCGAATTCTATACTTTAGTAATCCGTTCAAGTATGTTCCAATTGGTCAACTTGCAGATATCGTTGATAAGTTTACTAGGAACGAAATTCTTAGTAGTAATGAGATTAGAGGATTTATGAAGATTGCTCCTTCAGCTGATCCTAAAGCCGATAAACTTCAAAACAGTAATATGCCTCAAACAGATGCGCAAGGTGTTCCAGTGGATTAATCTGTTCAACAAACATCTGGAGATTTGGCACAATCGGCTCTTGATGAAGTTGATGTTGTAATAGAAAAGATTTTTAAAGATCTTGGAGCTTAATATGAGTGAACTAAAACACAAAGCTCTTTATGATCCAATTAAAGCTCATCAATATTATCTTTTAAAACGCCAACTTAAAGGAAGACAATCTTCGGCGCAAAAACCTCAGACTAAAGTTGGTAGATCTAAAGCTATTACTGTATTGAAACAAAAACCAAATGTAATTGCTCCCTCAAAACATAAACCAAAAACTAAAGAGCAACAACGTAAAGAAGTTGAAGCTAGAGTAAAACATTTAAAGACTCAATTAGCAGCTCTTCATATAGTTTTGAGGCAGTTAATTAATAAGGCACAAGGCAGAACTGTTGTTGATGCCCAAGGGAAACCCGTAGCTAATCCTTCTGTAAAAAAAAGTTCTTCTACCGGTTCAACACATTTAACAACAGCTCAAAAGAGAGAAGCCGTTAAACGATCAGCAGATTATCGTAAGAAACATCCTCAAAAGCTTTCTATTCAAGATCAAGAAAAACAATTGAAGTTTCAGATTGTTGAAGCTCAAATGAAAATTGCGAAAGCTAGAGACGATTTAAGGGCTTCAGTTCTTAAAGCTAGAGAAAAGGTAAAGAATCGATAAGAACTTACAACAATCAGGTGCATAGTTGAAAGGTTTTCAAAATGGAAGCGGATTTTAGCGGATACGCCACAAAGGCGAGGCTAAAATGCACCGATGGACGAGTAATTGAGCCTGATGCTTTTAAGCACCAGGACACGATGAAGGTTCCTCTCGTTTGGCAGCATGGTCACAAAGATCCTGAAAATGTTTTGGGTCATGCTATTCTTGAAAACCGTGCAGATGGTGTTTATTGCTACGGTTTCTTCAACGATACTGGGAAGGCATCGCACGCACGCTCGATGGTTGAGCACAAAGATGTCACTATGATGTCTATTTGGGCTAATGATCTTATTGAGCGTGCAAAGCATGTTCTTCATGGTGTTATTCGTGAGGTCAGTCTTGTCCTGTCAGGCGCCAATCCTGGTGCAGTCATTGAAAATGTAACTCTTCGACACTCTGATACTGAAATCGAAGAGCTTGATGATGAAGCAATTATTACTACAGGCCTTAGTTTCGAACATATTAATAAGAGTACTAAGAATATCGAAACTAAAGAAGAGAAAGAAGAAGACGATATTGAGCATGCCATCGGTGATATGACTGTTCAAGAAGTTTACGATTCCCTTTCGCCAGAGCAAAAGGATGTTGTGCATTTCTTGATTGGTCAGGCTCTTGAGGACGCAAATTCTTCGATTGCCCAGAGTGATCTTAATAATAATGATGATGAAGAAAAAAAGGATGATGACCAGGATACCGAGAAAGGGTCCGAAGAAATGAAGCACAACGTATTCGAGGACAAAAAGGAAGACGAGAATCCTCCTTACGTTCTTTCTCACGAAGATATCGGAGGCATTGTTGCTGACGGTATGAAGCGTGGTTCATTGAAGGAAGCCGTAGAGGATTTCGCACTTCAGCACAGTATTGTCGACATCGACGTGCTCTTTCCGGATGCTCAGGCACTCAACAACGTCCCCGAATTCCTCACACGGAGGATGGATTGGGTTAAGGGTTGGTTGTCGTCCACTAGTAAGAGCCCGTTCAGCCGCATCAAGAATATGTGGGCTGATATTTCCGAGGATGAGGCTCGTGCAAAGGGTTACATCAAAGGCTCTTTGAAGCTTGAAGAGTTTTTCGGAGTTGCAAAGCGTACTACTGCTCCGACGACAGTTTACAAGAAGCAAAAGCTTGACCGTGATGATGTCATTGATATCACTGACTTCGATGTTGTTGCTTGGCTCAAGGCAGAGATGCGAGTTATGCTCGACGAGGAAATTGCTATTGCTGCTTTGATTGGTGATGGTCGTAACCCTGCTTCTGCTGACAAGATTAATGAGCAGTGTATTCGTCCTATTATCAGTGAACACGAACTGTTTGTTACTACTCTTCATGTCAACATGTTGGATGCTAGCTCTTCGATTCAAGAGTTTATTGATCTTCTTGTCACGAATCGTTCAGCATATAAGGGTACTGGTCTTCCGACTATGTACACGACTGAGACCATTATTGCTAAGTTCCTTCTTTTGAAGGACAGTCTTGGCCGAGTTATTTACCGTGATCTTACTGAGGTTGCTACGCAGCTTCGTGTTGCGGAAATTGTTCCGGTTGAGGCAATGGAGCGTGACGCAACAATCGTTGCTATTCTAGTTAACCCAGTTGACTATGTTTATGGTGCAACTCGTGGTGGTGAAGTTAGTCTATTCGACGACTTTGACATTGATTATAACCAGCAGAAGTATCTTATTGAGACTCGTTGCTGTGGTTGCTTGACCAAGCTTGGTTCAGCAATTGTGGTTAAGGCTCAGGCTTCTGCTGACGCTCTTGTTGTTCCTAATGCTCCGACTTATGTTCCTGCAACTGGTGTTGTTACTATTGTTGCTACTACAAACGTCGTTTACAAGAACGCCGATACTGGTGCAACGATGGCGACTGGTGCACAAGCAGCAATTCCGGTTGACTCTACTGTCAATATTGTTGCGGTTCCGAACACTGGTTTCTACGTCTCCGATTCGGATAAAAGCTACTGGACCTTTATTCGTCACGCCTAATTAATATGAGGAGTTGAGATGGCACGATTTTATGGACAAGTTTGGTAAGGTGAAACTGTAGAAGCAACTCCAAAATCTTGAGTTTGGGAAAACAAAAACCACGAAATCCCCTATTATGGCGATGTCATTCGCAATTCAAGAAATTTGGAAAGCGGTGATAAAGCTAACCCAGACATCACTGTTGATAATAGAATCAGCATTGTCGCCGATCAATATGCCATCGAACATTTCTTTAACATCAAGTATGTGAGATGGGCGGGGGTTCCTTGGACTGTTACTAATGTAGAAGTTCAACGCCCTCGTCTCATCTTACAACTTGGAAGCGTTTACAATGGTCCAATGACTGATATCGTTGCTACAGCGGCATCAGCGTCGAACATGAAGGGTGATCTAGAGTGAGTAAGCGGCAAGATCTTCAAAACATCTTGGTAGCTTTGCTTGGGTCATCGAATGTATATTTTCAGCCACCAGAATCTATTAAATTGATTTATCCATGTATTATTTATAGAAGAGATTCAGTAAGAACTATATTTGCTAATGATTCTCCTTATAAAAATACAAAACGTTATCAAATTACCGTTATTGATGGAAATCCTGATAGCGGAATTCCAGATAAAGTGGCTAAACTTTCTTTATGTTCGTACGATCGATCTTTCAGTGCTGATAATCTGAACCACGATGTTTTTAACCTTTTCTTTTAGAAGGGAAACTTAGCAATGACGAAACTTTCATGGGACGACGTAGGAGAGCGTCTTTATGAAACTGGTGTAGATAGGGGAGTATTGTTTATCCCCAATGGGAGCGGCATTTATGATGACGGTGTTGCTTGGAATGGTCTTACGACTGTTACTGAGAAACCGTCTGGTGCCGATGCAAACCCTCAGTTTGCAGATAATATCAAGTATCTCAACTTGATTGCTGCTGAAGAGTTTGGTGCAACGCTTGAAGCGTTCACTTACCCAGATGAGTTTGCCCAGTTTGATGGTCTTGCAACTCCTCAACCAGGAATTGTTGTTGGCCAGCAATCTCGTAAGACGTTTGGTCTTTGTTACCGGACTAAACTTGGAAATGATCTTGACGGATCGGATCACGGATACAAACTTCACCTTGTATATGGGCTTCAAGCAGCTCCGTCTGAAAAGGCTTATGCCACGATCAATGATTCACCTGAGGCGCTTTCATTTAGTTGGGAACTTACTTCTACTCCAGTTTCTGTTACCAGCCTTAAGCCTACTTCATTGATTGTTGTTGACTCAACTGTAGTTGGCCCTACTGCATTGGCTGCTCTTGAGTTGGCACTTTATGGTGATGTGGGTATTGATCCGGCGTTGCCTCTTCCTGATGCTGTTATTGCATTGTTTGCAGGCAGTATTACTGAAGTTACGGCTAATGCCCCGACTTATGTTAGTGGTACTCACACCATTACTATTGTTGCAACCACTGGCGTTACCTACTACAACGAGACTCTTGGTACTGTGTATGCTACTGGTGCTCATGTCATCACTGCTGACACTCTTATTAAGGCTCGTCCAAATGCCGGTTATCAACTTACTCCTGGTACCGACGACGACTGGTTCTTTGACTTTGTTTAATTAGTTTGGAGTTAAGAATGCTTAGATTGATCATCGAAGGAGACGAGTTTTGGGATGAAGTACAAAACCTCTTTTCTACTATTAATGATGAAGTAATTGAATTAGAGCATTCTTTGTTCTCAGTTTCAAAATGGGAGTCAATTTACCAAAAACCGTTCTTGGCTTCTGGTGATCGAACCAATGAAGAAGTTCTTGGTTATATCAAAGCCATGATTCTTACGCCTAATGTGGATCCTGACGTTCTTAATAAACTAGGTAAAACGCATATTGATGCAAG